TGAATCTGCTAATTTTAAAAACACGCTTTTTAATGATGTTCCCGCCGTTGATGCTTCTAATCCCGCATCCGATAATTTACCCAAAATTGCCGTTGTTCCTTCTAATGAAAAACCAAGTTGTGCGGAAATTGCACCAACTTTTGGAAATGCCACATTGAATTTTTGTAAATCTAATGCGGAACTTTGAAACGCTTTCGCTAAAACATCGGTAACGTGTGTTGCTTCGGATGCCTCCATTTTATAAGAATTCAAAACAACACCAACCAATGTTCCGGTTTCGGCAATATCATTTCCAAATGCATATGCTAAATCCAATGTTGCTTCGGTCATTCCTTCAATTTCCGTTGCGTCAAATCCTAACTTTGAAAGTTCTTTTTGCAAAGATGCTACTTCACCCGCCGTGAATGCCGTTGTTGCACCAAGTTTTTTTGCGGTTGTGGTTAACATTTCCAATTCACTCGCGGTTGCACCACTAATTGCACCCACTTGTGCCATTTCAAATTGAAATTCCGTAAATGATCCCATTGCACGTGTGAATGCTTTGAATGCTAATATTGCAATTCCAACCGCACTTGCAACACTCGTTATTGCTTGTTTATAATTTCCAACATTCCTTTGTTGCCTCCCCATTTGCGCATCCATTTGTTTTAACGCAACGGTGTTTGTTTTCACCTTTGCCGTTAATGCGGAAAATTCTTTTTTGTTTTTTCCTAATGGATCGGATAATTTCCGCGCTTGTGCGGTTAAATTTGCATTTGCTTTTGTTAATGAATCATATGATTTTGATGAATCTCCAACCGCTTTTGCGTTTTTTAATAAATCGGTTTTCCCTTTGTTTAATTCACCCCGCAATCCCTTCAATTTTGTTTCGGCGGTAACAATTTTTGCATTGTATTTATCTTGTGATTCACCCGCGCTTTTTCCCTCTGCTTTTAATTTTTTTAATTCGGCGGTTGTTGAATCAATTGATGTTTTTAACTTCACCATTGAATCCGTCCCCTCAACCCTAATATTTAAAATTGTATCTAATGTAGCCATAATTATTTATTATTTTTATTAATCACCGATTGTTAAACGTGTGTAAAAATATGTTTGTGTTCTATTTACTCCACCTAAATTTTGCGGAACTCCGGTCATTACTTCACGAAATTCATTTGTTACAACATCTTCATAATACACAACACCTCCCCCACCTTCACGAAAAATTCCATCCGCTTTAATTCCAAACGCCGTGCGACCATTTGCGGTAACTTCAACCGTGTTTTTTGATCTTGAATTATTGCCATCACCAATAACAATTTTGTTTGAATTGTTGATTAACTGATTATTCCCAATTGAAATTGAACCCGCATTTACGTTTTGATTATCACCAATGTTTGATGATGTATTTCCACCCGTTACCGGTGCGCGAATTCCATCATCAAAATAATTTGTTGATGTGCTTTTACCTAAAACAATTGGTGCAAATTGTTTTGTTGCTAATGATGATGTGTTAACACCTTTGTTAAATAAAGGAATTCGTGTTTGATTAAACATCCCCAAACCGTTAATTACTTCATTACTTGATACTTTCCATTTTCCATTGTTTACCGGTTCCGCATTGAAATCCGTGTGTTGCCCCGTGTCATTTTCACCGCTACCATTGTTGATGTTTGGAAATGTGTTTTTTAATATTCGTGTGTTGGAATATTCATAAAGTTCAACTTTCGTTAACTCATTTTTCCCAACTTTAAAATCAATGATTTTGTTTAATATCCAATATGTATTTGCTTGGGGGGATTCAATAAAAATTAATTTTCTATAATCTAATGATGCAATATCATTTGATGTTAACATGGCATAAATGGTTTTTATTTTTGGCCGTGATAACATTGAAAGAATATTTTGTTCCCAAAACATTTTATATAATCCCGCATTTTCTTCATATGGAACGGTTGATGGAAATGCATTAATTTGTGAATCTTCAAAATATAATGATGGATTTGGATAACCCACATTGTTAATTGAAAGTGAACCACCCAATGTTCCATCCTGATCACTATAAGTTCCCGCAAATGGATATTTATTTAAATCACTCCATTCATATGTTGTATCACCATCATTACCCCAACGCCACGTTGCAACACTTGATGCACCCGCAATTTGATTTAACGGTTGCTCTCCATACCAAATTAATATGCGGGGTGCATAATCGTTTATTTTATTTGGTTGTTGCCAATTTTCGGAATTACTCCAAATGTGGGAATATTCACCGTGAATAATTGGTAAAAACGGTTGCATGTATGAACCATTATTATTTGAAATTGTTTTATCATATGCATGATATGTTGGTGAATAAAATTCCGTTCCAATATTTTGATCTTCATTCACGTAAAGATCACCAAGATTTAAAGAATGTGAACCCAATTCACATTTTTGCGCCCTTCGTCTATTTCTTTCTTCAACAAATCCATCCGTTGAATCATTTTCATATGTGAAACAAAGATTGCGTTTTAATGCATCATAAATAAATGTATTTGTGTGATCATTTAAATGATCCACTTTTTCAGTCCAATTAATAGCTTTGTCAGGTGATGCAAAGAAATTTCCACGTGGTTCAACAATTATTTCTTTTGTTGCTTCATTTGATTGCCAAAATAAATTGAACATTCCCGTTAAACCATTTACCCAATCCAACTGTTTTGTATCACACGGCAACATTGATACAATATTTACGGAACCACCATCAATAATGTTAGGCAACAAACCACCGTTAAATGTATTTGATTTAACACGGTATTTCATTTGTGTTAATCCAATTACCCTTTCACTACTCGCATTGGCACTTGTTGAACTATATCTTTTTTCACACGTTACTTCACTATAAACAAAAACCCTATCATTTCCACTTAAAATTTCAATTTGGATATTTGATAAACCCATTGATTCGGTTAAATCCACACCGGATAATGGTGAATCTTCACAATAAAAAAAACTTTGCGTTGCCCCCGCCGGATTTAATTTACGTTTTGAATCTGATGCAACAATATGATATTTTCCCGTTGATGCCTTGTAATGAATCAAATGCATATTAAAAACGTATGTTGTTCCACGCTTTATAATATCATATCCATCAAATCCCCCCGCATTATATGAACATGGATCATTTGCACCTCCATTGCCCGTTCCACGATCATTAATATTTGATGGTGCTTCATCATATGGTTCAACCGGATTGTGTATTTCATATGCGTTTTCCATTTGTAATTGTTGGGAACAATTAAATGCATATATACCCGCAAATGGAGATGAAAATGTTGCGGTGTCTAATATTACACCGGTTGTATTTGTAGGTGAACCGGTTTGTTGGAATATATCACAACTCACACATGTAAAATTCAAACCAATATTTGTATTTGGATTATCGCAATCATCCGTCCAATTCCACGGGATTCGCGGTTGTGAACCTTGATAATCACCATAGCATCCCCAATACCAACCCGCAATTGTTCGCATATCCATTGATTGCAACCCACCAAAATTTGTTGGTGATTCATCATCAAATTTTGGTGAAAAATTTTGTGTTGTTATTAATCCGCTTGGATCGGAAATTGGTGTAACTAAAGCTAAATCATTCATTTGCCCGTGCCACGTGTTGCCAATTGCACCGGCACAATCATTTGGTGTTCCGCTTGTATTATTATAATTCAACGGAATTTTCCAATCTGACCAATTTGATGTTGATGATTCATATTCAAATGCATAATCCGTTAATACTGCAAGACTATTTACAAAATCTTGTTTTGGTAATAATGAAATTAAACGTTTGAACCATTCGGTTTCAAAAAAATCACTTATGATTGTATATCCTTGTTGCGCAAAAATACATTTAATCATATTGTAAATATAAAATGCCGGAGCCATGTCCGAAGGTGTAACCACCGCATCCCCATTTTGATTTTGATAATTCCATTTTCCGGTATTTACCAAAGGATAAACAATATGCGTTCCCACTCCACCAATAATTTCACCCGCTTTATTAAATTGCCATGTATTTTCTATATCCGATTTTGAAAAATTAACAATGGTAGGATTTGCACCAAAAAATCCACCCGCATTAAAATCTATATCACACAAATTTAATTCGGACAAAGCATTTACCCACTTGTAATTTTCACCAAACACAACACATTCATAGGATTTTGGAATATTATTATACGTTGTTCCTTTAATATTAAATTGACCTTCTAAAACAATCAATCCATCCACATAAATTTGTGCGGAATATTCTTCAATATATTGATGTGATTCGTAAAGTGAATCCGAATAAAGATTTTTTAAAGTTGTGTTATTTAATTTGGTTGCGGGAATTGAAAACGTTTTTGAATATGAACCTTTTGATGATTCCGGATCTTGCACATCCTTAATTGAATATGTTATTGCTAATGGAAAATCCGTTGTTTGTTCAATGTCTAATTTTAGTTTTGTTCTAACATTTGTAACCGCATCAACATACGTAATAATAAATTCAATATTTGGGGGATTTTGTGCCATAATTAATTTCTTGGATTTCTTTGATTAACTGACATTTCAAATTTGAATTTTAATCTAACTAAATTATCATCCGTGTTTAATATCGGTGTTGATTCGCCCGTTATTACAATTGGAACAAATTTATACGGAACCAATAACGCATTTGTATTTGCAAGTGAATTTTGAATTAATAAATTTGAATCATTTTTTTCACGCAAATAAACCTCCGTTGATGAAAACATTTCCGCAAAGAATTTAGCAAAATCCGGTTTCATTGGTTGCGTAGTAACCGAATAAGTAATTGTATTTTCATTTGACCAATTGCCCTTGCTGAATTGCATTGAATCCCCTAATGGAAAATATCCCAATGATTGTTCGTATTCCGTAAATTTATTTTTGGCGGATTTTTTAAATACTCCTTTACTTGTAACCTGATCAAACGCCCCTAACATATTTTTAAAACAAAAACGCAAATAACCACTATTTAAAATACAAGAACGATCAACTTTAAATGTTATTGTTGGCACATAAGTTAAATATGCACATGCTATTGGATCATTTGAAATGCTTGATTGAATATATACGGAATAATAACCAACTAAAGAAAAATTAGTTCCTTCACCAATATTTGGTGTTAAACTATTTTGCAAATCTCTAAATCCTATTGATACCGTTGTAAGGTTATCACTCACGGGAATAAGATCCGGAACATAATGTAAACTCAATGGTGCTTTATTAACATCATATGTAATTACCGATATTCTAAATTCGCAAATGTTATATGCTGACCAATCCGGAAAAAATCCCAACATGTATTGTTCAGTTTCGTGAATATCAATCCGCATTGTAACACCATCAAGTGGATGATTTGTTAAAAATAAATTTCTTTGATTTTGTTTTGATGGATTATATGCAATTGAATAATTATCAAATACGGATGTGAAATTTACACCGCTTTGCCCGTTAGATTCAACCAATTGATTTAAATATTTTTGTGTTGGTGAACCTTCGTGAATATAGAATAAATTTGAATTTGTATATGCGGGATCCAAAACAATTAAACCCGTTGTTGCATCTAAATATTCACGTTGAAATTTCACACGAACTTTCCACCCCGCAATTTCACGCCAATCTTGAATTGCAAACGGTAATGCAAGTGTTGGATTTTGTCCTAATTTCCAATTATTCGGTGCATCGTTTAAAGTGTATTTTGTTTGTATGTTGAAAATCTCGGATGCATCAAAAATGAAATTATCCACGTTTGATAAATTCGGAGCCATTCTATATTTCGCACCAATTTGTGTTGTTATTAATCCGGTTGCCTGATCTATATAATAACATGATGCAATAATGTTTGTTGTTGATGCGGTTGTTTCGGTAACATCAAAAACAATTGGAATTAATGTTGAACAAATTATATTTGTATCCGGTTGTGTGTTTATTACTATTGCCATATTAAATTATTATTTCAAAATTTTGTGCTAATCCATCCTTTAAAACTTTGATCACTTCGGATTCATAAATTTTGCTAATCTTTTGAACTTCTAAATTAACCTTTTGTTCTGATTTTCTTATAAATCCCAATTTTGCTTTGTTCATTGGATTGCCTTTTCCATATCCACCACGTGATGTTGATGTTTGTTTGGTTGCAATTGCAAATGCTATTCCACGCACCGTGTCGTTATCACTTGCAATTCCTTTTACTTTTATCCAATTCATCAACCCTTGAATGTATGCGGAATTACTTGCACCGCTTCGTGTTGATGCATCAAACGGCACATTTTCCGCACTCACTCCATATTCCACAACACGCCAATAAGAATTTCCTAAAATTTTCAAATCAAAACTAAATGCACCCGTTGGTGTAATAAGGTGTTGAAATGAATTAATTAATGATCCGGATGCGTTACGCTTCAACGCAATCAATTCCAAACCCAAAATAATTTGAATATCCGTTGCAACTTTTTTTACCGGTGATAAATTCATTTTAATTATGGATTACAAAAACGGTAAAAATTAAAACTAAATGTTACTTTCAAACCAATTAAACGGTCATTGGATGCCTCCTTTAATCTTGAAATTTGTATTGGTGCGGTTAAAACAAAATCATTTCCAAGTTCAACAAATTCAAACCACCAATTGTTAAACCATTGTAAAACGTCATTTTCTAAATTATCCCATTCTTTTAAAAGTTCAACATTAATTA